ATAGAAGCGAAGAGCTTCTAATGACAGGCCTGCAGTGCATCATCCACTTGAGTGATATACAGAAATGTATACTGCTCACAAAGAGGGAGCTCATCTGATGTCCAGTGCTGGTACTAGAGAACGTTACCTAACTCAGGTAAGGCCTCAAGGGACTATTATGTCCTCGTCAGAATGGTTGGCAAATAAAGGTAGTATGCCGACCATTAAAACGAATACCAACATTGGGAAACAGATTACTGTTTCGGAAAGCCACCCTAAGGCCCGTGATGGGTCTTATCGTGCCGGAGGCCCGTTTTATACGAGCCTTGTGCGTGATGTTTTTGAACCACGACACATGAGAAATGCCTATGAAGCAAGCCACTCTAGATTTTATAGTGGCCCAATTTGTGGGCAGTTCCCAACGGAACAAGAGAAGATATCACTAAATTACGCTAATATCTCCCGCTCATTTGGCGCTAAAAATGAAGCGCAAATGTCGGAAGAAGGCGCAACAGCGATTTCTCTTGCTGCTCCTACGAATCCAGCTGCCGACCTTGGCACTACCTTGGCTGAATCAGTTCGTGAGGGTATTCCTTCACTTCCTGGTATTCAGCTTTGGCGTGACAAGACCCAATTCCTTAAAGGTCTTGGGAGTGAGTATCTCAACTATCAATTCGGTTGGGCACCTCTACGGAACGAAGTTAATTCTGTAGTTAATGCCGCCCGTAACCACCGTGAGCTGCTTTCGCAGTATCATCGTGGTGAAGGGTCAGATACTCATCGGGAGTTTCATTTCCCATCAGATTACACACATAGTTCTCTTGCTGTTACCAAACCTGCTAAATGGTTTGGTCCGGCTGGAGAATATGCAGGTACAGGTACACGTCAGGTTTCTATGATTCGTGAAACCAAGCGCTGGTTCGAGGGTGTTTTTACCTATGCGTTACCGTCGTCAACTGATAGTTGGCAGCGGGCGCTCGGGTTCGGCTCTGATGCCGATGCACTCTTCGGACTTGCACTTTCTCCTGATATTCTTTGGGAGTTGACGCCCTGGAGCTGGGCCGTCGACTGGTTCTCAAATGTTGGTGACGTTATTAATAACGTTACAAACTTTGGACTAGCCGGTCTTGTAATGCGCTACGGATACATTATGGAAGAATCCATTGAAAGTGTATTCGCAGAAGGGTCGTGTCCTTCATATCCTTCAGGGACCTATACTTCTCAAGGCCCCAGTTGGAATTTGGAGACATTGTCCCCTGGAACTTACCGATGTGGTACTGAATGTATCACAAAACGTAGAGTTCCCGCATCACCCTTTGGATTTAGCATTGGTTGGGAGGATTTATCACCCACCCAACTTGCTATTACTGCGGCGCTTGGTATTACCAGGCTGCTGTAGCAGATCACTGTAAACACCAGGCGGTTTTCCGCCTAAACAAAGGAGTGTGCCTATGGCACTGACCGATCCACAGAAATTCAAAGAAGTCGCAGGGACGGAAGTTACTGCTCCCCGAGTTTCATCGGGTAGTTTTAACTCTGTCTATGAGACCTCTGATGGCGCCAATACTCTTACCGTTTCCACTCAGGAAAGCGGTTCGAATAGAAAGCGCCATTTGGTGCGGATCGACGTGAGCAAGTTGGCTAACAACCCGTTGGAAGAAACTAAGAAACAGACATTTACAATGTCTTGTTATCTTGTTGTCGACCGACCGAGTTCAGCAGGATATACTGTCGCTGAAGCGAAGAAGCTGGTCGAAGGCCTAGTTGGTCTCCTTTCAGCATCAACGTATTCGTTGACAGAAAAAGTTCTGGGTTCAGAGTCTTAATTCTGACCTAGATCCTCTATCCTTGCTGCTCTATTGAATGGAGGTTAGCATGCGCGATAATCAAGGTTATGATTATAATCACGCTACTTCTGGGCAACAGTTCATTGCTATTCTTATAGCAATTGTTCTTATTTGCCTAGGAGGTCTTGCTCTGGCCCTGTTTGGATTTGGTCTTTTGACCTGATCCAAACTAGCCTCAGTGTGACAGGCTAAGGATAAGTACCCCCAATCAGGAGGACTTATGAAAAGCCTGATATCACTCTGGAATGTCCTGGCTGAAGAATTCGCCAGGAGATGTAGCACTAGCACCACCATGGATATTAAAACTATCCAGGGTCGATGTGAACACGAGGGTTTATCTTTTCTTACGATAACCCTTCCAACCTTTGGGAAAGACTTTCAGTACTGTCTTGACCAAGGGTTGATTGTTCCCGAAGCCTTTTCTTCTTTTAAGAAGACAGGCTCATGTCTCCCCTCATTTCTGAGAGGTTTCATGGAACAGGTGTTCCATCTTAGTAATGGTATCCTCATTGATGAGCCAGATGTTGAATCTATCCGTGCTATACGCCAATTAACTTTGGTTTATAGTAAGATAGAGATACCTTGTACTCCTAAAAGAGTACAGGTAGCTATGTCTGATTACATCAATTGTGATAAGGAGGTTGATCTCAATGATTCCAAACTTGATAGTTCTGATTTCTCTGAACTGTCTCGTATGGGTTCATTGTTGTTCGGTCCTATTTTCACTAAAGTAGATAGAGATATCTATAATAATGAAATAGTTCCGAAACATGGGCCCGGTGCCACTGCTGATAAACTTACCAGTAATGGTAAGTACTCAACGCGGTACTGGACCAGCCGTCTAGAGGAAGTTTTCCACTTTGGAGATTTCCTCAGCCCTTCTCCTCGTTTTTCTACTGAGGAGTGGGCAGACGGCATCAACATCCTGGAACCTGGTGCTGAGTTACCCGCTAGGGTTATCTCAGTTCCTAAGACACAAAAGACACCACGGATTATTGCAATTGAGCCATCCTCAGTACAGTATGTACAACAAGGATTGCTTGAGAGCTTAACCCGTGCAACTAATTCCGATATTATCGGAAAGTTTATCGGATCTGAGTCACAGCTTCCTAACCAGAAGCTTGCTCAGAAAGGCTCAGTTGATGGCCTTGCCACACTTGATTTAAGTGAGGCATCCGATCGTGTCTCTTTGAAGCAAGTTGAATCGATAGTTTCTAGGAACCCTCTTTTTAAGAAGGCCCTATTGGCTACCCGATCTCAAATTGCTTCTGTACCTGGACATGGTGTTATACACCTATCCAAGTTCGCGTCTATGGGTTCTGCTCTTTGCTTCCCTCTCGAGGCGATGGTCTTTTTGACCATTATATTCCTCGGGATTGAGCAAGAGCGAGGATACCATTTTTCCAACCGTGGTGATATTTCACCATTCGTTGGCATGGTGCGTGTTTACGGGGATGATATTATCATTCCAGTAAAATATGTGCATACCGTTATGGATCGACTTGAGCACTTTGGTGCTCATGTCAATCGACATAAGTCTTTCTGGACCGGAAGGTTCAGAGAGTCTTGTGGTAAGGAGTTTTTCAATGGACATGACGTTACCATTGTCAAGGTCCGGAGATTTATTCCTTCTAAACGGCAGCAAGTTGCAGAGACCGTATCACTAGTATCCTTTCGTAACCAACTTTATCAGTATGGTTGCTGGGACACATGCGCATGGTTAGACAAGAAGCTTCGGAAAATTCTTCATTATTTTCCGTGCATTTTGCCTACTAGCTCTGCGCTAGGTCGTGTCTCCTTTCTTGGATTTTGTTCTGAGAAAGAACACGAGCATTTGCATGTGCCTTTGGTTAAGGCATGTGTTCTGTCCTCACGTTCGCCCAAAGACAATTTGGACGATACTGGGGCCTTGCTCAAGTACTTCCTCAAGCGTGGCGA